GTTACAATAGTCTTTTCTTCTTCTTCTTTTTTCTGTTTGTTCTGAGTAAAAATATTTTTAATCTTGTCAATTATGTTAGTTTTTTTACTTTGCTCTAAAGGATTGGGAATGTTCAAGGCTTTTGCACGCTGAGCAATAGGCTCTTGAACACGACTCTTATAATCCTTTGCGATAGCATGACCAATCAGACCCAAAACAGGATTTGCTATTCCCATAAGAGATAAATTACTTAAATTATTTACATCATTAGCTAAGTCATTAAGCTCAGCTTCAGTCATATTTGCGATTTCATCTGCAGTAGGTACAGTTGACATATCCGTATTTGGTTCTTCTGATGGGCCACCCCATTCTCGTTCACGCATAGCATCTGTTACTGTTGCTGTCTGCACAGAAGTATCCGTTGTGTCTTCTGTTTGTGTGCTATCTTCTTCTTCATAAGGCACAAAGCCATCAGGAATTGGCACAACAGGTTCATCAAAGTAGAATGGAATATCTCTAATTTCACCAGTGCTTTCGTTTTTGTACTTTCTATACGTGTATACTTCGTTAACCGTTGGCAAGAAAGAATCACCAGCGCCAGTAGTAACGTCATTTAAATCTAATGAATTATCTGTATAAGTGGATGTTTGCTGTGTGTTTATTCCTGCAGTAGCTAGCTGCTGTTGGTTGCCGCCAACAAATGTTGGGCGATAACCTGTTGCAGTACCCTGTGGATTTGTGGGTGAAAAAGAGCTTGGAGGAATAAAGTTTGGTCTATTAAGCGTTGAACCTGTAAAGCCAGAAGGTTGCATGTATGCACCTTGTTGAGCCTTTACTATACCACCTTGAGCCATCTCTTGTGGCATCATAATAACTAAATCTTCAGGAGAAAAGGGAAGATCATCTGGAATAGTCGCTTCTTCGCTATTGCCCATCTGGCCCATAGCTTCCATTTTCTTTAAGCCCATCTTAGCCTCTTGTCGCATTTCCATTAGCTTCTCAAGACCAAAATAGCGCACTACGTCTGCAGGCATAACAAATTCGCCTTCACTGAGCATAGCAGGAATATCATCACGCACTTCTGCACGTGTACTACCCGGAGGAACGTCATTACCAGATACTGGATCTGTCATGCCGCCTTCATCATAAAGACCGCCATCCTCAAAAAAGCTCATTTGTTTTTCATACATAGTAGTGTCCTTTAGTTAGACTTTAGAACTTCGTCTCTAAGCATTTGCAATCTACGAAGTTGATAAATAGCGCCTTGTGCTCTTCTTACTGTGTCAATACTATCTGCTTGCTCCATAGTCTTATGTTGCTGAGCAATAATAATATCTAGGTATTTACTGAACTTGTCCCATTGGGCTTGGTTGCTGACCAGCCCCTTGAGCTGGCTGAGGTTGTCCTTGTTGTGCATTACCGCTGAATCCTTGTTCTTGTGGATTTGCAACAGCACCAGTACCGATAGTGCCGCCACCTGCTCCAGTCATATCCATTGGGTTAGCACCCGCTGGTGCTCCGCCCTGTTGAGCTTGTTGCTCTTGCTGAAAGCCCTTCATAAGCTCAGCTTGGATTGCGGCCTCATTAATGTCATTGGTAACTTTATCGGGATCAAGATCAAGAGACTTAGCAATCTCCCTAATAATATACTGGAATTTAGCAAATGGTGCAAGAGCAGGATTACTTGCAACCTGCAAGAATTGCATAAGTCTTTGGCTACGAACTTCATTAGCCATCAAGCTTTCAGTACCACGTGCTTTAACCTCTAGGTCACCTTTAATCTCTGGATCAAAGTCAAACTGCATATTAAAGCGGAATAAACCTTCACCCAGTGGTCGAAGAAGATAATCGTCTACGTTTTTAATTACGTTTTTAATTGTTCCATTTGCAGCACCCATAAGCATACTGATACCGCTAGCAGTTCTGCCAACACCGCTTACACCTGTCTGACCATGAGCAAAGCTAGGAAAGCCTGTGCTTTCGTCTGCAAGTACACGAGCCTTATCAAACAACTGCAAGTTTTCTTGTGCAACGTTAGGAAACTTAGTACCAAAGATTGCTTGACCCGGTGCACCACCTTGTCTGCGAAATACTTTACCCGGATACACAGACAAATCTTGTCCGGGCACTAGGTTAGTTTCATCTACTTCAATTAACAAATTGCCAGACAATACAGCGTTATCAACAGCCATACGCATAAAGCCGTTCATCAGTGTCTGTGTATCATCCATGTTTTCTGCAATACCAACACCAAAGAACGAATAAGGATTAAGTTCATAGGGTGCTGCCATATAAGGAATACGAGCAGGCTTAAATGGATTCAAAACCATGCGCAGTAGTTTGTTATTACAAATCCAAACATTTGCTTGCAGCTCATCTACATCCATTAGCTCTCTAGGAATATCTACCCCATACTCAATAAGCATTTCAACATCAACCATACCCCAGTACTCAAGTACTTCAAAGCGATCAATACCTTGATCAGGAGCATAATCTGCTAGATCATCTTCCCAATACTTTTTGATGTAGTTCTCACCATAGCTAATGGCTTCGTCAATCACAGAAGCACGGAAGTACGGACGCTTCTTCAAAGCACGCAACTGAGAACGAGACATCTTGTGACGTTCAATTACATACTGCGCTTCATTCATGCTATTCGCATCTGGATCGGGATAAAAGTTCCACACAGAAACATGAGATACTTGCGGAACAGTTTTAAAGATAGGGCTGTAGTTACCGCCATCATCCCAGTTAGGATATTCTTTATCGACAGCAAATGGGCCTTTCATTACACCAGTACCAAACAAAGCCATTTCAAATGCCGTACTGCGCAAATGAGTAGAAGCGTTAGATTCTTCCAACTGATCTTGGATTTTCTTCTGCATCTTTTTAGCTGCAATCATAGCTGGATTAAAAGTGACAGATGATGGAGTAGTACCCGGACCTTCTTTAACACCAGAGATATCTTTTAATTTATCGGCTAGCATACCAATGCTATCACGCAACGTTTTAGCTGTGGCACCTTTTGGCAGTTCTCTACCATCATTTTTGTAGCCATACGGGCTTACAAGTTTATCCATCCCATCTTCACGAAGTTGTTCTGGTTCTTGTGGATCAAAGTGTATACTATCCACTACGCCATCTGGAAGTTCCGTTGGATCAACGGTAAGAGGAAACTTATTATTTGCAAACAGCACATCAACTATTTGACCATACGCTGCAAGTGTTTTAGTTTTTGTTACTTTAATAAATACACGAGACTTCTCAGCTTCTGTAAACTGTACGTCTGGACCATAGATACCACGATAGTTACGATAAGAACGCAACCATCTTTCTTCATCTTGCCTACGTACATCTTCAGAACGAAGATAACGTTCCATAATATACGGAATAATTTTGTCAGTACCAGCATCCTCTTCTGTAGAGTTGTCGGTATCTTCCAAGATGATTGCATCATCCTCAATAAATACGTCGTTATCTTCTGCCATTTATTTTACCTTTAGTAGCCAAACACTGAATCTGCCACACGCATACCATTAGATGGTGTACCCCTAGGATCATAATCAAATACACTAAAACGGGGTCTAGACATTATACCGTATCTCAGTGCATCATACAAGTGATCTTCAGATGTAGTGTCAATATCTTCTGGGTTTCTTTTATCAATTGGCAAAGCAGGAAGCTGAGCAACTGTATTAACACAAGTATTAAAAAATACTAAACGAGGTTCATTCGTAAACTCATCAATCTGTAATCTTCTATGTATTTCGTTTTTACCAGCAACACGAGAGCCTTTACTACGATCAGAAGGACGCCATCTACACCCTCGCATAATCATTTGCTCTGCTAGACTAGGCCCGGTATCACCACGTTTATGCCATAAAGAAGAGTCCAGTACGCCATACTTAATATTACCATCTTCTGCTTCTAGCTCTAAGATCATATCAGCAAGATCGGTAGCAAGTACTTTACTGCAATACAATTCTCTATAAACAATCAACTGTTCACTAGGACTAACAGCAAACCAAAGTACGCCACTGTAAGAACCATAACCATAATCTGCTGCTCTAAACTTTACCCAGTTAGATGGTATTTTAAAAGGTTCTATTACGTGTTTAGTTCTGTCAAACTCAGTAAAGGCTGCGCCTTCTTTAATGTCCCAGTCACCTTCTAGCAACTGCCTTCTTTGTTGCTCAGGCAATGACAGAAGCATAGCTTCGTAATCACCTTGCTCTGCTAGGTATGGGTTATCACTTAATCGTGCAGGAATAAATCTACGCTTAAAAAGTGCTTTACCTGCTTTGCTATGGCCTGCCGGATAACGAAGTACTTCACCTGTTTCAATATCTGTAGCATCAAATGTATTACCTGCAGGTGCAGGATCAATAAACATTTTCTTAACCCAGTGATGCCCTCTACCTCCGGGGTTCGTAGTAGCCCGCATAAAGATAGGAAGATCGGGTGCAGTGGACCGTAGACGTGACCGCATGTAATTCCATGCATATGGTGTGGCCCATTGTGTCAGTTCGTCAAAGCCTATCCAGCTAAACGCCAGACCCTGATAACGCAAGACATCCTCATCTCTATCTAGGTAGGACATCCACAACCTTGCGCCAGAGGGCGCAGTCCACTGCATCTTTCTTTCTGACCACTTAATGCCGGGCCAAATCTTTGGATACATTTCTTGAGACTTAAATATAAGTTCTCGTAATTCTTCTGTTGTATGGCGAAGTAGCAACCCACTAAAGGCAGGATGCCCCATATAACGAAGTGGATCAGCCAACATAGCGTAAGACTTACCGCCACCTGCAGAACCGCCGTATAATACTTCACGCTCACTAGCAGCTAGAAAATCTGTTTGTGGGCCGGGGTTAGGCTTGAAGATAACATTATGTGCTTCTTCTATAGCAAGATCACTAACGCTTGACTCAACAATTTTAGCTTGCTCTGGTTTCGATTGCGCTGCTACCTTCGTCGCTAGTGTCTGTGGCTTTTTTGTCGAGGCGTTTCTGTTCGAGTTCTTCCGCCTTGGCGATTGCCGTTTTCGCATAGTCTGCCCATCTGCGAAGGCTTCTAGCTTTGTTTTTTCTTCTTCGCTCATTATCTAATCGCTTTTTTAATCCTACATGCGATATGTATCGCCCTGTATTTCTAGAAAGCCAGTGAGCAACTTCTCTATAAGAATATTGCTTGAGGTATTCTTTGGCTTTCTCAAGCAAGTCTAATTCATTTTTTATAGGAAGTAAAACAAATTTATCGTCGGGATCAGCCTCGTAACCAAAAGGCACTGTTCTAGAAACACGGGGAATGGCAACCCACTCATTATCTTCTTTAATGTCAGTAGGCTGAGGTAGTTTCCATGTTCCTGTACTCTTAGGCATCGTCTTCTTCGTAAGTTGGATTTTTAGCTGGCATAAGCATAACACCACCTTTAGCTTCTACTTGCATCTTTTCAGTCTTAACAAGACCAGTACGATCAAGCAGTTCTTTAGCTGCTGTCATTTTGTCACGAATACCAAGCTCAGTAGGATCATACAAAGCACCAACCATAGACATAGCTGCTTTGGGAGCATTACGAGCCATGTACATGTGCGTAGCATCAATGATTTCTTCTTTCAAAGAGGTTACTACTTCAGTGCTAGACGTAGCATCAGAGTAACCAGCAAGACGCTTAGCTGTGGGAATATCACCACCTGCTTCTTCAAACAGAACGTCCAAAAACTTTTTTTGTTTCTCTGTGAGTTGTCTAGTCATAGTGTGTCCTATTTATTTCTACGGAACAAGCTAATAATACCTTGACCTATTTGTGTTGGAGTAGGAAGCAACCATCCAAGAATTAAAAGCAGTATAACCCATACAGGTATTTCATTGATTGTTAGGTTCTGCACTGAGTCAGTCTTGACTGTGTTCTCTTGGTCTTGTGTCTGCTCAAAGCGTTCTACAGTCGTGTCAGTAAACTCAGTACGTGATTCTTGTACTTTGGTAGTACCAACCGTTTGTGTGTTGGTCTTACCTATCTGTGTATTAGCTGCTACGTTAGTGCCACCACCTGTCAAAAACCCTAGTGGGTTAAGACTTGAACAACTAGCGGTCATACTCACTAGAGCTAGACCTAGTAGAATTGCTGGTAACATTCGACGTGTGGTTGATTGTCTGTGTGCTCTTGCCATTGACGTATATCCCAAAGAATCCTGCACCAGCGCCTACTATAACAGATACGAACCCAGCCTGTGCATTACTTGGGTCTGGTAGGTTCATGAACCAGTTGGTCGTCTGGTAGAATGCAATCCCATACAAAGTGATAATCATTCTAGGCCAGATACGCCACTTGTCAAGCCACTCAGGAGTTACCTTCATTTTACCACTTTCCTTGCTGTGTACCAATAAAATAAATAATTAAGGCTAATACAGCTACACCTGAAACAGTAAGTAGGATACCAAAGACCCACAGGATCAGGGCTTCCTTGAACTTTTCCTTACGGTAAACTGTTTCTTCTCTTTGCTTCTTAACTCTACGAAGAGTGTCCTTGTATTCCTCTAAGCCCTTTGGGCCGTACTGAAAGTTGATAAGTGTCTCAACCTCTGTACGCATCTGCTGCACTTTCTTCTGTGCAGTAAATATCTCTATGGCTTCAGCTTCTGGACTACCCGTTAGAGACTTCCAGATGCTAGGGTTCTTAGCTTTCTCTGCTGCATGGTTGATATCACTTACAGCACCAGCAAACTTACTCAGAGCACTAGAAGCATCTCTGCCAGCAGATACTAGCTGTCTTATCTGTGAGACTGCTGTGCTAGCCACAGAGAGGGCTGTAAGAGGATCAATCATTTCTGCCTAGCCATTCCCTCAAGGATCACACGAATGCTCTTTATGTTCTCATCCATGCGACCAAGGGTTACAGCCTGCATCTGTACTACTTCCTCTACTTTAGAAGTTCTAGTCTCAAGACGTACTAGTTCCATCTTGTTAGCATCTACATCATTACGCAGAGTAGCTACAAACCAAATCAGAGCTACTGTTTGACAAGCAATAGCAAAGATCAAGGAGATAGGTACACTTCTGGACAAATGCCATTCCTGCTCACTCATGGTATAAACCTTACGAAAGTTCAAAATGCGGGCCATCAATAAATGGTCTGCGACCTTGGCTACGACGAAGATCAATATAATCATTCATTGCTTCTTCCATACTGCCGTTCCAAGTACGAATATCGTCAATGTGCCAAGCTGCTCCCCAACGTACGGGTACATCTAGTTCGTCTGCAGCTTGCTTTATAGCATCAGCAATATCATCGTAAAGGTTTAGTTCCCATGCAATATCACTGCCAATATACGCTACCAGATCTACTGCCTTACCTTCAATATGCTTAGACCGCATGGTTTGTGATTTACCAGCGGCCACAAGTTCTTTCTGTCTATTTACTGATCGTAAACCTTCTGTCACACCAAAGTCTACACGTGTAAGTTCAATGGCACGCTTTACAACGTTTACCATATTAGGGTCTACGCCCTCAAGTTTACTTATACTACGTTGTGATAACTTGAAAGCCATAGTAACTCCTGTTAAGTGCGTCTAAACTTTGCTGTCTTCTTAGCAATACTTTTAGGCTGCGGCACATGCTGCTTACCTTTAGCGGTGCCTTCACGTTTAGCTTTTGTAGTAGCTGCATACTCAGAACTACTAAGAGATTCAATTGCTTTTTTAGGAAGGTAACGTTCACCTGTTTGCGAACTAGGCTTACCACTTTTGGTGCGCCATTCTTGGCGTGTCCACTTATTAAGATTCTTTTGTGATTTAGCGAGGGCCATTATTTGTAACCCCCGCCATTATCTTTATATTCTTTTGCTAGCATCTGCGCTTTACGAGCAGACCACTGGCCGGGCTTACCACCTTTACTGCCAGCTTTAATCTTTTCAAACAGGCGCTTGCGCATTGCGGGCTTTGTATAGTTTCCAGCCTCGTTCACCCTTGACTTCGTTTTTGTTGTCGTCTTCGCCATATACTGCCTCGTATATTTCACCACGACTCAAGCCAATGTCTTTCAACTGTTTGTCGCTAAAGGTCTGTAGCTGCCAGTAAGCAGCTCTACGTTCTTGTACTTTAATTAGATAATTCAGAATGCGTGTTAGCATTTCAATACTCCTGTATTCATAAGAGGCACTTACTGTGCCAACAGGAGTAGTTATAACATAGTTAGTTATATCACACTATTGATATTATTGCAACCCCGTTATTATCCTACGGGGATGAATGTCTCAGTGACAGTGAGAATAGTATCAATGTGACCAGCAGAAATAGGCGTCACACGAATCTCATCACCCGGCTGAAGTATAACATCAATATCAATGAATGTAATAAACTCACCAGAGCCAAGACTCTTGCCTGCTAGAAAGTTAGACACGTAGGCATCTGCAGCTACATAGATATTTACAGTAACACTGTTTGTGCTACCACCAGCATTAATAACATGTACAAAGGTAAGCTCTGCCACGCAGTTAGCAGGGCATGTATATACAACTTCAGTCGTGTTTGTTAAGTTGTTGCCGTACAATGTACGCATACGTGCAGGCTTACCTTGGTTTAATATGGACATGTTTTACTTCTTTCTAACTGCTTTCTTAACAGTCTTAACTACCCATGCTTCATTTACATCAGGAGTAGTGGGATCGTCAGCTACAAAGTGACCATTCTCGTCACGTGCACGAACCATTTCCAGTTCTTCT